CGCCATTTCTCGGTTTTCTTCATTTAACTCTGCATCTTGGCAAGCTAGAGGGCAGGTATTGCCCTCCTCATTTGCTTCCATTTTATCTACAAGCATCCCATCAGGAAGGATGCTGATCATTATGTTAACCATCAGTAGCACTTCCCACGGTTAGAGTTTGTGCGAACATCACCACCTCGATAGTAACCGTCAACCTCGCCGCCCATAGCAAAAGTCTTATGACCCACGTTTTTAGCTGTTTGGCGACCACGAGTTAGACCTGTCTGAGGGTCACCAACACCTGTGCCGTATCCGCCTTGAGATGCACCAACACCAAGTTTACTGCCAGATGCGCCTCGACCGTCTGATCCTAGTATACGGTTTCTAAACCCAAACCCACCGCCTGGATCTTTTTGTATCTCAGGAGTTGGGTTGTAATTCTTATTAAATTTTCCGGGTTTTGGTTCTCTTTTACGATTACGACCTTTCAGGGTATTGTACCTTGATGTCGGGTTTTTCTTAGGGTCAGACATGGCTTCTGAAAGCGCATCCTCTATAGCCTTTTCTGTTTCTTTAGAAATCCCAGAAAAAACGTTACCACCTTCTTTATACTCTTTTTTAGAACTGCAATTTGCCATGTCAGCCTCCTATACTACAAGTTCAAAATGTGGAGCGTCGATAAAAGGACGACGACCCTGACCACGACGCGTGTCTATGTAATCATTCATAGCAGATTCCATGTCACCGTCCCATTGTGCAATGTTAGGCACAGTCCAAGCTGCACCCCATTTTATAGGAACATCACAGACTCTCGCACCTTCCGCCATCGCGTCTGCAATTTCATCGTACAGGTTCAACTCCCAACGATCCCCCGAACAGTACGCCATTAAATCTACGGCTAGACCATCAATGTGCTTCGACTTCATAGTTTGGCTTGCACCTTTAGCAACCAATGCACGTTGCTCTTCAATAGTCCGGAGTCCACAAATTACTGAGAAGTCCTGTTTCGACACCGTGATAGCGTGCTTCACAACTGCAACCATGCGCTCATCTACGCCCTCTAGCTTTTTCAAGCTGCCTTTTCCTAGTTTATAACTCATTTTTTAAATCCTCTTACAGTTCTTATTCCGAAACTGGCGGCAATCGACGCATACATGCCCCACTGAACCCAGAGGGGGGTCGTCTCAAGATTAGCAAATCCTTGTGCCATTGTATCTTGTAAGTTAGGAACAAAATTAGCAGCAAGGATAAGAACAAACACAATAGTCCAAAGTTCGTCCTTCCATGAGTTCTGTGCAGAACGTATAGCTTCAAGCTCCCAATCAATCTCGCCAGTGGCTTGTTTGAGTTTGATTTCTGCATTCGCTTTTTGTACCGCCGTTTTTCCGTCAACCCACGCAGTCGCTAGTCCACCAAGACTTCCTATAATCTGACCAATCATACCATTACACTCCCGTACAATGTCATTTCTACACCGAGTGCCCACTCAAGTGCTTTAACCACCAAAAACGTCAGCAAGTCTTCAGCGGTTGTCATAACTTTCTTCCTTACTAACCGTCACAGATCGAGGTGTATGTGTTACTGTAGTTTTAGACTCCTTACCCATCCATATGCCGAAACATCCAGTTAATGCACCCATGCAAACCGATACGAGTCCACTTTGTTGTATAGTAGGATCGGGTAAACTCATATACCAATGAACTGACTGATACGTTAATATCGTCACCGCCAACATCATAAGCCGAGGCAGTATTTTAAGATCGTCTATATACCTTGCCGTTAGTTCTACCATAATGATCTGCAATCCTTTTGTTCGAAGTGATTATAACCACTTTTCCGTTTTTGTCCAAAACTACGTATTTTCTTACCACTTTCCCATGTAAACACCTAAGTAGTAGATACTTAAAACGATAGCTGTAATTGCAAGAATTACCCCTGAAGCTATCTGTAGTTGTTCCATTTTTTCGGCGTGCGCAGCTTCTGCAGCCTTACGTGCAGCCTGCCTCTGTTTTCGCGCCTCATTTTGCCACTGGAGCCACCTGTCCCACTGCCCTGGCAACCCATATAGTCTGATGTGGGACTCTAATTCCTTACGTTTTTGACGTATATCTTCTAACGCTTGAAACTCTTCCCAGTCCCCCTCCTCACCACCAGTAATGGCTGTAAGAGGACTGTTTTTTTTCTTTTGTACCGCTGCTTTTATGTCTTCTTCAGCGGTTAGAAATTTTCCCACCGCGCCGATAACACTGGCTGTTTCCTTTCCGTTGCCTATAGCAGTCTTGATGATTGCATATGCAGCGTTAGCAGCCGCTATAGACTCCAGAATCGGCATTACTGCCTCCGAGACATGCTTTGACGTTGTACGTCAATACGCTCTCTGTTTACCTCGTTACGTTCATCCGCAATCTGCTCTTGGCTTTCTATACGAGCAGCGGCAGTCGCACTTTGCTGAACAAGCCGCTGTTGATCGAGAGCTAATTCAGCCTGATCGTTTTGCGCCTTACGCTGTGTTTCTTGCTGCTTAATTGCCAACTCCTGCATACGGATTTGCACCAACGGATCTGCCATCGGATCTTGTGGTGGAGGCATAACTTGAGTGTACAACTCTTCTAACAACGCCTGTTGCTCAATAGACACAAGATACTCTATTTCGGCGGGGTTTTGTGCTTGTGCCTGAACTTCTGCAATTTGTTGTTGCGCGGCCTGTGGATCAATTTGACCATTTTGCACCGCTGTTTGTGCCGCTTTTATTGAATCTTCAATTTGCTGCATTACGGCTTGACGCGCTTTCTGTGAGACATGCTCCAAAATATGCGCCGTTAGCGTCCCCGCGACCTGTGGCGATGTTTGCACCAAAGGTGTTTTTAGCATCATGACATGCGAAGCAATATGAGCGTCATGATTTTGATCAGGGAATGTTTGTAACAACTCACCCATCAACGCACGGGCATTCTCAATGGCCGGGTCAAGTGGCTGCGGTTGAGGAGGGGGTGGGAGAATCTCGTCGATGTTCTGGACTTCAAGTGCCTGATACATACGACGATACGCAGCGTGCAAGTTGTGGATTTGTGGGTTAGACTGTGCCAACTGCAACTGCGTTTGAGCCAACGTGACCCGTTGCGCCATTGAGAATATGTTTGGATCGCTGACGGGTAGTACATCAACACGATCATCAAAGTCTGCGGCAAAAACTGCTCGATTGCCACCTTGTACATCATAAGGATATTCTTGCGGTAAGTTATCTCTAAAGATACGCGCTAGAATACGGAATTCTTGCTTTTGAGCGTAATGTAGCCGCTTGTGAATCGCGGACATCACTTTCATACCACGCTCTAGAAGAGCTACCGTCGTGCCTACAGGAGCTTGACCGTTTGCGTCGGCTGTCTGTTGGTCAGCAAGCGAAACAAACCGTCTACCCCCCTCTACAAGTGCACCAAGAAGCTGCGCCAAGGTTCCCGAAGGTTCCTTGTACGGCAACGGGATGATCGAATCCCGTATGTTGCCCCCTGGTGCATCAATATCCCGCCACTCACCCGGTTGTAACGGCTCGTCATCATTGCGAACCCTTACGCCCCTTGCCTTGAACCCTGCAGGGAGATTGGCGAGAGTTCCGGCATCGATCAATTGCCGTAGAATACTCGTCGCCGCACGGCCCAAGCCACCAATCATGTGAATAAGTCCAAAGCCATAGAACCCTAGTCCAGGCATAAACTTATAGTGTACGAAATATTGTTGTTTTTTCGCCATATCCCCTTCGGGATCAAAGTTTCTGCGAATAGACAAAACTTCGCCTGAAGACTCATCAATCGAAACAATATATGGAAGAGCGATACCTGTTGGTTCTCCGTCTGGAGACATGTCCTCAAAACCTTCTAGATCAAGGTCAACATGCATCTCCAAAATTGTATAAATCTCGTCAGAATAAGTGCGTGACGTACCCTGAATCTCGTCTACTTTTTGACGCACCTCGCTGCTCTGATCCTCGTCATAAGGCTGCAAGTTAATGTCACGATAAAACCCTGCAATTTGCATCTTGCGGATGTCGTTACCGTCCATGCGTAGAACATGAGTAACACGAGGAGATGTTTGTAAGTCAGACGCTGCATACGGAACAACCAAATCCTGCGCAGGAATAAACTTAGATACCGCTCTCTGTTTAGCTTCATCATAGTACACCTTTTTAAAGGTGGAACCACTAAGCGGTAAATAGAACAGCAACTGATCCATGTCTGGGTCGAACTCTTCCATCACTTCTGTGATTTGATAGTTCATAAACTCTTTAACACGAACAGCCTGCTCTTCACGCTCGGGGTCTTGAACACCGATGATTTGTGTCTTTACAGGGCCTCCAGACGGTAGCATTTCTTTATACGCTTGCGCCTGAAACTGTGTAACACTTTCCGCGATTAACGGGTGCGTGACACCAGAAGCTCCTTCAAATGGCTGTGTACGGTCTTCATATTTGACACCAAGTTGATCCAAGCCTTTTGTATACGATTCTTCCCACTCTGAACGAGATTCCAAATCTTCTTCATAAGACCCTCTAAGGTCTGACGAAATTTCTCCAAGATACGCTTCATCTAAATGCTCCGCTAAGTTATCATAATGATCTATGTTTTGCTCTTGTTGAGCACCCATCATTTCCATCAAAGCTTGAACAACAGCACCGCCTTGCCCGTCTTGAATGACTTCCGCTCCACCCTCAAATGTTTCTGGCTGTGGTACAGATACGTCAACAGATGCCTCTGTAGGCATCATGTCTTCAGGTGCTATCCCTGAATCTACGATTGGTGGCAATGCCATCAGTAATACTCCCGCTTACGACGAAAATTAAAGTCGTCTTCTTCGTCCTCACCGTGCAAGGATATAAACCCTCCACGACGAAAACGCATTAATGCTAATGTCATACTATCACAAAAGTCGTCATGATCGCCATTAGGAAATGACGCAACCTCTTCTATGACCTCATCTGAGAACTTTTTGTCCTCTGGTGCCCACACCATTCCTGCTTCAAATAGCGGGGCTACCATATGCATACGAGACACTTTATCGTTACCCTTTCCTGGGGAAAAACCTAACGCTGGAATACCACGAAGCCGCAACTCGTCAATAAGTGGTGTACCCGTCGCTTTTGCTTCGACCAACACCATATCCGGCTCCCAGTATTCGTGTTCCTCATACGCAATCTCCTTTAACTCTGGAAAGTTCCATCTACCACGGCGCGCATCGAGCAAAATAATGTTGTCCGCGCCACCTTCTTCGGGTTCAAAGATACCCCAAGTCGTAATAGCCGAGTAATCTGCAGTCTCTTTCTTAGAAAATGCCGTATCGTAGCCCTGAATGATGTATTTTAGAGGTGGAATCTTGTCTTTATCCCACATATTCCACCATTCACGCTTAATAATAGCAGATTCTGAGTTTGTTGGCTGTTGCTGCCACTGAGCTTCCCATTTTTGGACAGGAAGCGAGGCTTTAATTGATAAAAGAGCGTTTTTCTCCCAAAATTCAGGCCACAGAGGCTTGTCTGACGGCAAAATCGCGGGAAATTCCACAACTTCCCACTGATCTGCCATTAAATCACCGCTTTGCGCAGCTAAAAGTCGCCCTGTGAGGTCTTTTTTACCCCA